GTCTTTTTGTGCACCAACTGGTGGTGTTGCGCCTGGAGGAGTTGCACTTGGAGTACCTTTTAGGTAATCAGGCAATTCTTCGTCGTTAACTTCTGGTGAATGACCTACAACACCAGCATCATGTTGACCATATGCTGTTGCAGCTGGAAGTCTATCGTCACCGACTTCACCTTTTTTGTGGGCATCTTGACCACGTTGACCACGCTTTTGAGCAATGTTTGCGTCAAAGGTTTCTTTAGAACCTTCACCCAAGATTGCTTTAGCGGCTTCTGACAGATTGAATCTTTTTGACATTTAAAATCTCCTTGATTTTGTATTGAATATTTATAGGTTATAGTTTTTTCATGAAGTTTTCAAATATGCGAAGACTTACTGCTTCAATGTCCGCACTAGAAGCAGATTTGATTTCTCTGATTGCTTGTGCGTGTTCTACTTCAGTCCAAACACCATTTACCAACATCCATTCTTTTCCTTCCATAATGCCTTGAACAAATGCTCCAGGCGCAGAAGGGTCTGCTACAATATCCGCCGCTGTGGCTAGATAAAAGTCGGGTTGAACAACATTAACGCCGTTAACATTTTTCAATGATCCCATACCTCTTGAAGAAACACCCAATTGAGCGCCGCCTTCAATCAATTGACGTGCGATTTGTCCCATTGGTGTTTCTAGAATTTTTGCTTTGCCAATCCATTGTGTACCATCTTCACGTAGACCAACAATCATGTGTGATACACGGTCAAGATTGATAGTAGGAGAATCTGGATGACCTAGTTCACCAAAAGCACGATGCTTGTTGATGTATTCTTCTGTATAACGATGAACTTCTTTTTTCATCGTATTGTATTCGTATAGACGACCGTTCTTGTTTTTCTTTTCAGCAACAAGAAATGGACCCTCTATGTACAGTTCTTTTTTACCATCTGCACCTTCTGTCAGATAGTTGACTGTTTCATTAATTTCTTTGATTAATTTCATGGAGTTACTCCGTATGGTCTGTAGTTGAAGGCTGATGGATCATTGAATTGGCCACGTTGATACATTGCATTGTCTTTACGCAATTCAATAATCAATGTATATGCACAATTTGCAACCAAACCATATGTGAAAACACCAATATCTCCTGTTGGATTTGGCGCATTGTTCTTAACAGATACAACACCTTGGTCTTCACCGTATTCGCCACACAAGTCCATATTGATGATTGGAACACTTTGTGCAGTATTTGCTGAAGTCCATGACAACTCAAGATAACCTTTTTGTTGTGACGCAATATTGTAACCAATTCTGGAAATTGATAAGTTATAGAATGACAAAGGTGTGTTACTTACACTTTGTGCGGTACCCAATACAGCACCGTTGGCATCTAGTGCACCATAAAGACTGTTTGCTGTGATACGATAACTGTTTGCTTCTTGGCCAGAACCATCAAAATTGGCAGTAAGTTTGATAACTGCCTTTTCTGTGGTGTCTCTCAAGACCTGATATGTGTAAATATTTGCCATGTTTAGTCCTAGTCTTACGGTGTAATGTTGTAAGGTCTGTAGTTGAATGCTGCTGGATCTTGGAATTGACCACGAGCATACATTTGGTTGTTTTTACGCAAAGTAATAATCAAAGTGTATGCGGCATTTGCGACCCCACCTGAAGTCATTACACCAATATCTCCGTTGCCAACCGTGTTTGCAGTGCCAGTAACACCAGAATTATTTAAAATAGATGGCAACTGTTCACCTAAACCAAACTCGCCTTGGCCATTCAAATGTAAAATGGTTGATGAATTTGCATACTGTAATTGTGTATTTGTACCTGCACCATTCCAATATAACTCTACGCCACCAATAGTTGTTGTGGGGAAGTTAACAAAGTATTTAACGCCAGTAAGTTGTAAATCGTAATAAGGCAATGCTGTATTACTGATACTTTGTGCTGTGTGTAGTTGTGCACCATTTGCATCTAGTGCAAAAGCCAAACTGTTTGCTTGAACACGTGAGCCATTTGCTTCTGCTGTTCCGTCAAAAAAAGTTCCAGTCAATTTAATAACTGAGTCTGTTTGTGTATCTCTTAAAACTTGATATGTGAATTTAGGTGTAGTCATTCGTTTGCCTTAATTGTTTGGTTCAGCAGTCATTACCCAATTGTCGTCTGTGTAAGGTACTGTTACATATTTATTAATCTTATCCACCTTGTACAAAGCAATCTTCTGACCATTAGGAAACATACGAATAGCAGTTCTACGCATTACTAAAACAGCAGGTATATCTCCGCCGCCTGCTGGTTTACCTTCTAACAAAGGTTCTTCATCGTATACAAAGCCTTCAGGCAGCAAAATACCATCGTCTTCTTCAACGATGGTATCTTCTACTAGAAAGTCTTTGAATTGGCGCATTAATAACCTTCTTTTTTCACTTTCTTCATCTTCATTTTTTCTTCTTCATCTTCTTCTTCACTCATGCCGTGCTTTGGCTTTTCTTCTTCTTTTTTCATGTGCCATTTTTCTTCTTCTTTTTTCATTTTTTTCTTTGGCATCATTTCTTCAGTGTTCAACAAACCTTGAGCAATTTCTTGCTTCTTGGCTTCAATGTGCGCTGTAACACGGTCATGAATTGTTGCATACAATTCTGCTCTGAAATTAACTGCATCATCTTGTGCTGCGTAATCGATTAGGTCTCTTGACATAGTTTCCTCCAATATGGTGTTTATTTATTGATCCACTTTAGATGGATTCTTTTCCTTACTTTGATCCAATTTCATATCCAAATCATTTTGATGTTCTGCACCATCCATTTGGATTTGTGACAACATTTGTTGTTGTGCAACATCATTTGTGACTTGAACTGGCAAACCAATACCTGCTTCTTTTTCTTCTTCAATCTCACCTTGCATAATCTTGATTTCATCATCATTCAAACGCAAAACATTACGTTGAATCCATGCTTGTGAGAAATAACGGCCGGTGTATGGGTCAACTGATGCCAATAACTGCAATCTTTGAGTCATCAGTTCTGCTTCTTTAAGTTCAGTAAAGTTGTTGTCTTTAATGAAGTTATAATGAATGTGTTCTTTGAATTGTTTCCATTCATCATCGGTACAAACGCCTTTAAGAATCAATTGTACTCTTAGTGCTTGGTGGAACAAGTCAGAGAACTTGTTACGCATACGAGCAACAAACTTAGCAAACTTTAATTCATCACGTGTGATTTCACCAACACGACCTAAAGAGAACCCAGATTGGTTAGGATCAAGTCTGGAGACTGGAACATTCAAAGACTTATACAGTTTCTTCTCAAAGTATTTAACGTCTTCCAGTTCACCTAGGTTCTGTCCACCTGGTAGTGTAGTAATCTCTGTACCTTTGCCGCCTTCTCTACGTGGCAACCAGAAGTCTTCCATCATGGACAAGAACTTACGGTCATCACGAACTTCACCTGTGTTTGCATCATATACAAGTTTATTTTTATACTTGACCATAATGTCACGTAGGTATTGTTCTGCCTTTAGTTTTGGCAAGTTACCAACGTCAATATAGAAAATTCTGCGTTCTGGTGCACGTGAGATACGATAGATAACTGTCGCATCTTCAATCATACGCAACTGGTTTAGCGGCTTGATTGCTTTGTGTAAGTAAGATAGAACAACCGCACGGCGACTATCCATAAGTCCACTAACCACAGAAATAACAGAGTCAGTAGTAATTCTGGTGCCAACTGGCCCATAATTTGTAGAAGTACCAGAGGTAACTTTATCATTGTAGATGTAATATTCATTAACAACATTCATTACCTCTACGCCGGTGCGTTCATCTTTTTGTTTTTTGATTTCACGAATCTTACGCATTTTGCGTGGATCAACGTAACGCAGTTCTTTAATACCAGCAGTTGGATTTTCTTTATCTACAATGATGTGGTAATATAATTTACCATCAATATAATATCTGCGGAAAATATCTTGTGCCATGTTGGTATAGTTCAACATACGCAAGATTTGGTGGAATTCCGCTTTGATTGCTTTCTTAATCTTATCTGGTACGTTTAGGTCATCCAGAATAAGTTGAATGTTCTTGCCATCATCGTCTTGGCAAATGGCTTCATTGACAATATCGTCAATTGCTGATTCAATTTCTGGTTGCATTGCCATTTCACGGTAACGAGAGATAAGTTCTACCTCGTTTTTTGCAGTACCGTCTAAGTCAACATAAGTGCCATAATAGGCAGCAGAAGTAATCGTTAATGCACCATCATCGCTCGGTGGTGGACTGAACGATTGTTGGGTGGATTGGTTTTCTTCTTCCTCTTTGCGAGAAATAGTAAAGCCAAAAAGACTAAACTTTTGTGCCATATTTTTTTAATTCCGTTTCAAATAAATCATAAAAGAGAGGACCGAAGCCCTCTCTTATGTATACAACAAAATTAACTTGTTGTGTTGCTTGTCCAGTATTGGTATGCAAATGTCACGGTAAATTCTTCAATACTGTCGTTTGTGCCCCAATCTAGGTCAATTGGAGACAAGTCAACGGGGAACATACCAACAAATCCGTAAGACTTGATGACACCAGCAGCACCAGCTGTTGCTGACTTGCTGTATTGATTTACTGTTGCATTGATTGCATATGGT